TTATAGTTGTTGCCCTAACTATCGGCGCACAATTTATAGCAAGTTATTCATTAAAGGAATTAGACGATGCAATGCAATATAACCATAAGAAAAAAGGATAAAGGGTATCAATGTATCGTTTCATACAAGGACGGCAACCGCTGGCGCCAGAAATCTAAACAAGGTTTTGAAACACAAAAGGCGGCAAAAATCCACGCTCAAACGATCATTGATAAACTAAAAAAGACTATCACCGCAACCGATGATAGTCTTAGAAATATAACTCTTATTGATTTTTTTAACATTTATATTAGAGAAAACAAGCCGCGCGCATTTAATACGTACCGCGCTTATGTGCGTACGTTTGATATATTCAAACCTATATTTAGCGAAAAAATTGCGAATATTACACCGTATCAAGTGAAACGCATATTGAACGATACAACATATGCAACGGCTTCAAAAAACCTTGCCTTGGGCATAATTCAGCGTTTATTTAGCTATGCGGTATACCAATATAAAATAATTCCTATAAACGAATTAAAAGTTATACCACGTTTTAAAAATAATAAGCCTATTAAAATAAAGGCGTTATCAGATATAGAAATAGAAACATTTTTAAACGACGTAAAGGATAGAAACTATAAATACTATGTCATATTTTCTATTGCTGCCTATACCGGCATGAGATATGGCGAAATTATCGGCCTTACTTGGGATAACGTAGATTTAGATAGTAATACAATTAATGTAGTGCAGCAATTCGGCGCGATTGATTACAATAAATATGCGTTAAAACCGCTTAAATCAAAAAATAGCTATCGGCAACTACCTATACCGCCAGTATTAGCAAGAATATTGAAAGATTATAAAGGAACATATTCAACTGGCCGCCTTTTTAATAATAGAATTAGCAGCAGCTGGGGCGCATCGCAAATTATGAAAAGTTTCTTACCAGATAATTCCATTCACGATCTACGCCATACATACGCAACTAAATTATTATCAAATGGCGTAGATATCAAAACAGTATCCGCCCTATTAGGTGATAGCCTACAAACCGTATTAAAAACCTATGTTCATTTTTCCGATGATATGCGACTAAAGGCAGCCGATAAAGTTGCCAATATTTTTGGCTAATTATTTTTGACGTATTTTTGCCGTTGAAATACAAACATACTTTAAATAAGGCGTTTTATAGGCAATTTGTTATATCTCATTTATTATATCGTATATGATAATTTTTATCCATGAAATAGCACATTGTAGTTTTTAACTGATTGGCCATAACATAAATTTTAAAACGCTATCCACAAAATTATATAGTTTTACATGAAATTTTTGCCGTATTTTTGCCGTCAAAATAAAAAAAGAGGGGTACCGCTTATGGTCCCCCTTTCTTATTAATCTAATTCAACAAGGCGTTTTAATTCGCCGTTTACGAACCACATTTCACAACGTACGTTGTTATGGTCTGTGAGTGTTGCGGTATATAAACCGTCTTTCTTTGGGTTTACTTCTTCCGCGAACATATGAGTTTTGCCTTCAAATGTAAATGTTTTCATAATATTTCCTTTCCAACTGTCAACTAATAGTTTACTGTTGCAATCCGTGCAACTCGGAGATAATCGGATCACCTACCATTTCGCAAAAGTATATAGCGTGCTGGCTCCTTTGAAATGCTTCCCGTCAAAATGCGCTAGGCCTTGAAAGTCGCCAGCTTGATAACCTACCGTTTCGTATACCTTACCCGTTTCCAGTACTGTAACGCCACCCATTACACGATGCACTTTGTTAAGATTAATCTTATATACATCAATCTTTTGTTCATCGGTATTTTCTACTACGGCCGTTCTATCGCTTTTTTCTATGGCTTCCTTTGGAATATTAGGCGATTTATCCTTGATAGCGTTTTTTGTTATGACTGCCGCATCATGTAACGTTGGCGCCTGTGTATAATACGTTACTACAGGCTGAGTATTTTCCTTATAGGAAATAACTTCTTTTGCTTCTTTTGTCGATACGTTAAGCGCTTCCCCTAATTTAACAGGGTTCTTCGCCACGGTCTGATTGATAATAACCGGTTCTTGTAGCTTTTTGGTATGCATTACGTTATAGGCGAATAAGCCAGCAACTACCACCAGCAGCATAAGCAATGCTACTGTGATAACTGGTAAATACGCCCTTATGAATTGCTTGATAGTATCCATACAATACCCCCGTTAGATAGGCCAATTCAATACTAAATCCGCATCAAATTCCTTACCTTCAATATTTTCAGTAAATGTATATTGCCACAAATTAGCGCCGTAATAATCGCATTGACTATTTAATTGTGCGCACCAAATAGCGCACCCGCCCAACTGGCTAACATCTAGTACATTTACTAACCAGTCATAACTAGCATATAGGCCGGTATTTACGTAACCAGCTTGCCATAATTTATTGATGAACACGCTGCATATATTAGTTAGTTGCTGATCTGTTGGCATACCACGTTCTGCTTTGTAGTCGTCAGCATCTTCCATATCGAACCATACGCCCATTGGCAACTTATCCACAGTTAAACCGGCATCATTAAGTGTATTCAAAACGAATTCCGCTTCTTCTGCTGCGTGTTCTTCATTCATAGCATACGAATAATGGTATACGCCAACTGCCAAACCGGCATTAATAGCACCGTTAATATTGTTATAGAATTCACTATCTAAATTACCACGGCCATAACCGATGCGAATGATTGCGAAATCAAACCCATTAGCCTTTACCGCGCCCCAATCAACTACACCGTTATTTTCGCTTACGTCAATACCTCTCATGGTACCCCCTTATAATTTCACCTTGTTTTCAATTTTTGTTCGGATTAAATCAAGGAATTTACCTAGCATCACATTCCCGCCGTCGCGTAGGTTTTCCATAATAGATAGGAATTCACAGGAACCCAAATATAACCAAACCAACGATACTGCAAATTGTTTTTGCCCGCTCATTTCATCGAATAATACGGCCGCCATTGTGGCTGCGATATACGTTAAAACTTTAAACACAAAACCTTTTCGCATGTATCGGCTAGAAATTAAACCTTTTTCAAACGCCAACGGTATTGCGCGATATTTTTCCCATACGGCTATTTGGTCTTTATCATATCCGTATTCATCAATTAACATTTGATAGGCAATAGCCGCCCATTTAGTGAATAGGTCGATAAATACCAATAAAATAAACACGCCCAAAATCTGGACGTGTTTAATTCCGATAAGCCATATCGCGACGGCTGCCGCACCGCTTAATATTGCTTTCAATACAAAACTATCTGTTAAAGAGTTCCAACCCTCAACAAAAAACTTCAAAATAAACTCCATTATGCGCCCCTTATTTAACCTTACCTAAACCATAAACGCTGCGCGCTATATTGGCTTTTCTCATATTGATTTTGTCTAATTGTTCCCTCTTTTGTTCGCCGCTCATGCGTTCATTATTGATGATCGCTTTAGATGCTTTGTTCAAGCCTTTTAGGCTATCACTTGCATTTTTGAGTTTTGCGAATTCTTTGGCATCGTATCCGTCTGGCCGTTGCCCTGTTAGCTTGAACGCGTTATGCAACTTTTCTTGTTCCTTATAATCATCATAAACACGTTGTACGCTATTAGATGATTGATAAGGTGCCGCCGTGAACCCTCTTAACCCCGGCGCTTCGTACCATTTTTTAGATGCATTGTTTTCTTTTGCACCAGTAGCCGCATCAATGCCGCTTAAACCTAAACCAGCAAGGCCGCCGCCGTACCCTCTTATTGTATTATCTACAATATACGGCGAAACGTTGATTTTATCGCCTACGAATTTTGCAACTTCGCTTGTATTTGCTCCATATTGTAGGTGTGCCGGTAAATTTTCTTGAGATTGTGGAATAATATTTCGTTGTCTGAATAAAGAGTAATTTGTCATAGCTTCAACAACCGGTATCATAGCCGTAGGCATAAAACTAGGTGCAAGGCTATCTATAACCCTATCGCCAAACCCTTTAAAACCTACGCTTTTACGGTTGTTTTTGGCATCGTCAAAATACTGTAGCATACGTTCAAACGATGTACCGAATAGCACGCCAGCTTCAAACGGCTTAGGAACACGATACATATTTTCTTTGCCCGGAATAATCCAGAATGTATCCTTTTCCCATTGTGGCAACTCTTGGTATCGTTCATCATCTTTATTCATGTACCATAACAATACACTTGGTAACGTAATATATAGCATTGTTTTAACAGTCATACCGCGCGGGTCTTCCTTAAAAGCACGCGCCATTTTGTCGGCGCCTTGAATTGTAGCGTTAAAAAAGGCTATTACTTGATTTGCTTTTTTAACATGCGAACCCCTACGGCTGAAATCCAACGTTATATCACGGCTTTCAAGCGCCGCTTCTCTTGCAGTTAAAGGCTTTCTATCTTTCCCAAATAGGCGATTACCAACCCCAGTATAACCCTTTCGTGCGTTATCGAATTCCGCCAATCGTGTTGCCATTTCTGTTGCTTCACTCATAGCACGTAACACTTCAATAGGGTTTTTAATTAGTTTAGTAGCCTTACTTTCACGGCTCATAATATCGCGTAATTGGCCGCCTAAATAGTCGCGGTCTAACGATACCATTGCCGCATGTGCTGCGCCAGACTTCATATATTCCCAGTATAATTCGCCTTTTTTAAGGAATAACGCTAACCCCTTAAAGGTATCAATTACAGGAATAAAACCATGCTTGGAATAGATAGATGCGCCGATCATATCGCGTACAGGGTTTCTCAAGATAAATTCTGGTGATAATGTAGCACCAGCACGTAACCAGTTAGCCGGATATGATAAGATTTTAGCAACCATATTGGATTGGTCTTTATCCAGCATACGCATAGTTTGAATAAGTTCCGGCGTTGTTTCATATGTTACTTTTTCGCCGTTTTCCCAAACGTTAAATGTATTATCCGTTTTCGCCTTGTTGCCATTTACACGTTCCACTATTTGCCCTACGCCGTTTTTATCGGCCAGTTTTGCAAATGTACGCCCAACGTGATTGCGTTCTACTGCGTTATAAAATTGGAACGTATTCTTTACGATACTTTCCAACGGATCTATAATATCGCGCGTACTGCCTTTAAAACGTTTTACCGGACTAGATACATCAACAAACCCCTTGCCGCCAGATAAGAACGATTGCATACCAGCATCTGACATATCGCGGAAAAATGGAATGTAATGCGGGTACATTTTACGCATTGTATGATACGCCTTAGCCGTCAACATGCCTTCTTTAACTAACATTTGCAACATGTAATCTTGATATTTATATATTGCAACTGCCGCCTTTTGAAAACGTTCATTTCCGGCGTGCTTACCTAATACGGCAGCATCTTCGGTGTATTCAAACGTTGCTTTTTGTTTGTTCTTATGTAGGTCTAAATCATGCAAGGCCACAAGATATGCGGAGAATTCCTTATGTTCCTTTTCGCCTATACCTTTCAAAATGTCTTTTAACGATTTGATGCCATGTTCCGGCGCACCGTGTTCAATGAGTGTTTCAGCTTTACCAACCCAGCCACGTGCTAACCACGCTTGCATATACGGATTATCATCAAAGGCAATCTTTTCGCCGGTTTGGCGTTCGACTTCCTCAACTAAATCTTTCAACGGGTTCAATTCATCAACGGCTTTAGTGTATACATCATTTAATGCTTTTTTAATTACGTCTTTAGCTTCGCCACGCTTAACCGCATCAATGGCTTGGCTAACTTTACCTTTACTTTCAAACGAAATACTACCTTTGATACGTTCCGCGCCGCCTTGACGGTGCCATTCATGAACCAGCTGCGATAATTTATTGGTTATACCGTTCAATTCCGGTTCTTTTGCGATTGCTTCCGTAAAATGGTTATAGAATTCCGGAAATTCCCGTTTTGCTTTGGCGCGATCACTTACATAGTCTTTAAAGAATTCTGCATAACCTTCGCCGCGTATTCCGTCCATACCTAACTTATTGTAGGCTTTACCGAACCGGTCTTGAATAACGCCATTAAATTCGGTATTGAACCGTACATCTTTACTGAAACCAAAATAATTATCTACATAATGTCCTAATTCATGCATGATAACCGGAATTTCGCCATAATTACCGCTACGAATTACATCGGTTTTAGTGTTATACCAGCCGCGAACGTTAGGACGCCCCAAACGGCCACTTTTAACGCGTTGATTGAATAGGTTATTGACTGCATCTAATATTTCCCTACGCGTTACGCTTCGGCCTAACCGCCCTACTTCATCAATGCCAGTATGCGGCGTTTCGTTACTTTTAACGCTATATTGTAGCGGTTCCGTAGGTCTAACGCCTTTACTTTCTAAATAACGATTTGCCATTGCTTCGTTGCCGTCAAAGGCTTTTACAACTGCATCGCGTACTTGCTCATGCGTTGCATTGTCTAATAGCTGGCTAGGTTGCTGCGCGTATTGACTCACGCCACCTTCTGCCGGTTCCGCTTGCATCAACTTCAATTCTTGCGTATCTGCAATTAGTTCGGCAGCACGATCACGGCGAACCGTTTCCATGTATTCGTTATTCAATCGTTCAACTGGTACGTCTAGGCTATCAGATAGGCGAACCTTAACCGCATCAAGTTCCGCTTTTGGAATATCTGGCTTTGTTGCGCGGTTTAAATCTTTCAATAATTCCGTGTTAGAATTTACTTTATTTTCTAATTCGGTATATCGTGGTTCAGATGCATCATTTTTTAATTCGTTTATGATAGTTTCTTTTGCTTTTGGCGGTAAATCGTCAAGTGCATTTCGTAAACTTTCGTTTGGTGCATCTTCTTCATACCTAAATTGAGTACTTGCATCGTTTTCAAGTGCCTTTTCTTCAATTTTAGGTTTTTCACCATCTACAAAGTCAGTATTTATGCGGTCTTTCGGCTGAAATTCGTTTATTTCGCCTGTACGGGCCGTTTCGCCTTCGCCTTGATAGTTTATACCTAAATCTTCGTTTTTAACCTGCTTTTTATCTGTATTTTCTACAAAACTGTTTAAATCGGTATGTGTTTCTTCGCCGCTTACTGGTTTTTCGTTTTCTATAAACTCATCTTTGAATGGTTGCTCATAGCTTCGATAATTAGGGTCTAGCGTATTATCTTTAAACGATGTATTATCACGTGGCCTATTTTCATATTTACCATAGTTGCCGTCGAATGTTTCTTTAGCAATTTGCGCCCGAACATCATCATGTGCAACTGCTGGGTCTGGTCTTTCATAATTTTTTCGTATGATAACGGCCATTTCTTCCGGTGTTGCATCTGGGCGTGCGCGCATGGCTTCAAGTGCAGCGCTTTCGGTATTGTGTAATTCCCATACGCTGAAATCAACTTGCGTACGCCAATCCCATGGATCTAGTCCACGATTTTCTGCGAATTTCAATAAACCGTTTTCGCCGTTCAATCTATCGCCAGTAAATTGAACCAAACCACGGGAACCGTAACCATCGCCACTTGTAACAGTCGTACTAAAACTACTTTCGGCGCCAATATTGCCAGTCATGGCAGCTGCTTCAACGTCGCTTAAACCATTCTGACGATATCGGTTATATATATCCGCTTGAATGTTACCGGTTTCACCTTCCATAGGTTGACCGCTCAAACCACCTTCGGAGTATTCGCGCGGTTCTACAGTATTTGCCGGTTCTTCCGGTACTGGTACGTCGTCAAACGCATTATACATAACGCCTTCTTCAAGTTTTGGTGCATCTTTTGTAAAACGTTCGCCGATATCTTCAAAGGCGTTAGATGCCTTTTCTTTGATATGTTCCGCTGCACGCCCTACACGCTCACCGATTGCACCGCTAACCTTTTTAGGTGTTGCCCCGTGTATCATGGCAGCCGGTAAAAATACGTCGCCCCATAAATTAGTAGGGTTCATGGCTATATTTTTAGCAAATTCTCCCGGGTCGTCAATCAAGCGTTCTACTGGCTCGGCCACAGGGTCTACTATAAGATTTTTCGCCGTAGCTACATATTTATTCCCTAAAATTCCGTCTGGTGCCGTTCCGTCGTTTTCTGCGGCTGCATTAGAGTTATACATATCAACCGTATCACTTGCAATCGTAGGCGCTGCAAGTACGCCAGCAGCTATTCGCACCGGTGGTGGAACGTATGGCGTAATTGCCAGATATCCGGCCGGCTTACCAACTGCGGCATTATAGGTTTCAACGTGCGCTTTACCTAACCCCGGCGTAGCATATTCGTCGATAAACTCCCCATTATCATCAAATTTGGAAAAGTTATCGCCATTAGCATCAATCGCATTGGCAGCACTTTTAGAATACTCATTACCTAGATTGTTTGATTTGTTTACTACATCATCTTTCCACGCCGTTAAGGTATTCCCTACATTGTCATTGATTTCCTTACCGGTTTTATCAATCCATTCAATATTGTTTTTAACGCCATTAGCAACATATTCGGCATTATTTTTAACGCTATCCCAAAATGTAGGCTTGGGCGCGTTGCCTACATCATAACCGTATTCGGTTGTTATATCTTCAAAGGCGTTACCGTTTCCAGCTGCCTTGCCGTATTGGCTTGTAATATCATCAAACGCACCCATAGTCTACCCCTTTATATTTAATAAGACTTTAACCACGATTTATATTGACCGTAACCGGCCGCATCAAGTTCCGCTGCTATCTGATCATCGCTCCAGCCTTGCGCTGAAAGTTCATTCATTCGCTTGGAAATTGCTGCTTGTTCTTCGCTTGAATAAGTCGGTTGCCGTTTAACTGTTGGCGTTCCAGCAGCACCACCACCGCCAGCAGTAGGCGCACCACTTAACGCGCTTTGTAACTGCCCATAATAAGGGCTTTCAGTTTCTGCTTTGTCTGGGTTAGCTTTAACCCATGCGGTATGTTGTGCGGATAACGTACGTAATACTTGCGCATTATATCCACTAGTGCCGGACTGTGTAGCCGTTGCCGGTTTAACGTGAGTACCTACATACTTCATGCTGCCGTCTGTGCCAACAATATACGTTTTTCCGTCTGGCATAACTTTTATGTTTTTCGCCCCGAAATTACCTATATTTTTCATTTGGCCGTCTGGTGTCATAACAATAACTTGACCGTTCGCAAATTGTTTTGTTTCAACCTTGCCATAACCGCCCATATCTTGAATAGTACCGTCGCCCATGTTGTATCGTACAATATGGCCGTTTTGCGCACTACTAAATTTGTAATCCGGTTTATCAAGCGCCGCAATACTGTTCAAGTTATTCATATCAATAGTACCAGCGCCAACTTTACCGGCTAGATAATTATATCTTGCAACGGCTGGCGCCAACCCTTTAACTCGTTTTGTGTTATAGGTATCTACAACCGGGTTGCCGTCTTTATCCTGTGTAAATACAAGATTATTCATGATTTGCTGGCGCATTGGCTCAAGCACTTTTTCTTGATATTCGTTGACTTGTTGCATATACATATTATTAACGTCAGTTTGGTATTGTTCGCTGGCTAAACCTTGCGCGGTCTTAAAATCAAAACCGGCTTTAACTAGGGCCAACGTATTGGCCCCTAGTTGTTTACGTGCTTCACTTGTTACGCTTGCTTTGTCTGGTATAGAGTATTGGCCCGGCGCTTTATCCGCATCAGTATTACCATTTTCTACCGATTTGGGCGCCCCATGAAAAGGTGCGTTTTGTCTTTGTTGCATCATTTCTTGGTATGTTTGCGGTACCCCTGTATTAATACCAGTATTATTTAGATTTTGAAAATTCCATAACCCTGTGTTTTGTTGCGGTTGCGCTGGCGCCGCTGGCATTTGTGGTGCTTGCGCTGCCTGTGCTTGTAACTGCTTTTGTAATGTAGGACTTGGCTCATTCATATAAGCGTTAAAGCGTTGATCAGTAACAGGGTTAGCCGGTGCATCTGTGTTAGCTTGCATCGGTTGTGCTGGTGCTGCTGGATTTTGACCGCCCCATAATCCGATATTATTCTTTTGCATCAAGTTATTGGCAAATGTGTTATTGGAATTAGATAATAACTGGTTGATTTGACCGGCGCTATTAGGTTGTTGCATACCCATTCCCGCCATGCGGTTATTATTATCCACAATTTGCGGCGTGTTCGGGTCTTGTTCCCCGCCAGCACCACCGCCACCGCCTAGCATTGCTTGATAACCTTTAGCCATTTTGTTATTCTGCAATGCACCTAAACGATGTGAAAAATATTGACCAGCTAATTCGCCTAACGCCGCCCATGGTTCAAAATCTTTTACGTAGATAACGCCCATTGTGTTATTCCTCTACTTTCTTATTATCTTCGGTTGCTGCTTCTTCTGTTGCTGCTTCTTCGGTTGCTTCCTCTACTGGTTCATCTTTCTTGCTGGATTTTTTAGTTGTTTTTTTAGCTGGCTTTTCTTCTTCCGCTGGCTTTTCTTCCGCTGCATCTGCAATAGCTTTCAATTCATCTTCGTTGATACCTTCCGCCATGATGCCGTTAGCATAGAATAAATTATCGCCAGTACATTGCAATTCGTATACGTGTTCAGTATTGCCAGTTGCTTCGCTTAATGTAACTGGTTCATAAGCATTAACCGTCATAATAACTTCGCCAACTACCAATTCACTAACTAATTTCAAGCCTTCCGGAGTCAATACCTTTTCCGTGCCTGTTGTTGTTACGCCAAAGGATACAGTTTCAAGGCGATGTGTTTCTTTTTCGCCCATATCATGCAATGCAATTACATCATTAACCGCACCCAACGTGATAACAGTATCACCATTTACAAACGTTTCAATAACCTTGCCACCTTCTGGTGTTGCAATTTCAGTACCCGCTACAAAACAAAAACCTTTCATAAGTCCTCCAAAGAAACCGCCAGAACCTTGCTTAACCATTGTTTGTGCTGGTTGTGCTAGTCCATAACGTAATGACATAAATCTATTAAGTAAATCTTCTTGATCCGCGTTATTTAACTGGCTCATAGAGTAGTAATCTTTGGCCGGTTGAATTGCCGCGCTTTGTGTTGTTGCGCCTGTATTAATAGGGTTTTGCGCTAACCCTTCGCGTTGACCTACTAAACCCGCTGCGGTGCCGGCGTTATTCATCTGATTTGCATAACCTTGGTTCATTAGATTTGCTTGATTAATGATGCCGTTTTGGTTGTTGTTATAGGTGTTACCCCATAGGCCCATTTTTGCACCGATACCGCTTAAATTATTATTAAGCGCTTGCGTATTAAGTGCAGCCGCTTGGCCTAAATCATTTGAATATTGTGCCGCAAGTGTATTAGATGCGTTCTTGCTAATATCATTTAATGCATTATCTGTAATAGATGAGTTCACAATGCCGCGACTTGCTAGGCTAGAAACTGCATTGCCTACGGTTGCCTGTAAATCATTGTTTAACGCTTGCCGTCTAGCATCTGCATAGCCTGTAGGTAGTTGGCCGTTTGTGATACTATCCATTGCGTTTTGATTATTAAGCAATGCGCCGTTATATTCGTTAGCCAGTTGGCTTGCGCCGTTGTTCATACTATCAACGCTTGCCGCTAACTGATTTGCATACCGCGTGTTATCAGTCAAATTCTTGGCGCCGGCCGTTGTTACTAGGTTCTGTAACGCCCCTATTGCATTTTGATTGCCGCGGTTAGTGCCTAAATACGAATTATACATATTGCCGTATTCTGGCGTTATCACGTTGTTCAAGGCCGCATCGCCCATACCTTGCAAGGTGTTGGCGCTTCGATTGGTGTTATTAATCCAATCCATTTGGCCTTGTAATAGTTGCTTTTCGTCGGCCGTTGCCGTAGGCAGTTTAGCATCAATGCTGCTTACCTTCGACTTTTTGCCGCCGCCGCCAAATAATTGCAAGTCAAATTTAAACATGCTTTTCCTTTCTACAAAGTCGCTTCAAGGTGTTTTCGCACCGTCTTTAGCACTTTGTAATTAAACCCATTATAGGTATAGTCCATAGTTGGAACACGTTCCATATTCCACTTTTTAATGAAACCGCGCACGCTTCGATGTGTTGCCGTTACAATTACATCAAGATCATTCATTTTCATTACTTCAACGATGTACTTTCCTATTACTTTCATATCGCCGTATGTCTGCCAAATAGTAAAATACCGTTGGCCGTCATGTTCGTTGATAGTCCAGAATAAGAACCCAGCATTAGGGAACCATTTGAAATAGTAATTGTATTTGTCTTTGTAGTTATTATTTTCATCGAAATAAAACCCTTCAAGACTAACACGTTCACCCGTGCGCCGTTCATAGTCTTTAATCATGCTTTCAAGGTTTTCTAGTCGCATCACTAATCCCCTATTCGTTCTATGCTAAATCTATTGCGATTGCTTCCGGCTTGTAATTGCCTATCATAATATCCGTTAATAGTCAGTTTTAAACGCTGATTGCCATACCCTTGCCCGATAATACTCATTACTATTTCAAGGTTTCTATTATCATTAATGTGTATTTCTCGACTATCGCGCGTGCTTCCGTCTATTGTGATACGATAATTTCCACTTGGGAAAAATACTGTGTTACGCCATTCTGAGCGATCACTTGCCGGCCTATCTACATAAATATTATTAAAAGCAACCGGATTATACTGTACCGAATACGTGCTACCGTTTTTAATAACTTTTAATGGTGTGTTTTCGTTTCCGATGCGTGCGTATAATTCGGTTCCATTAAATGGAACCTTAATATTTTGGCCGTTTGTTACTGCTGCATTTGCAGTTAATCCGAACCGGTAAATTTGACCGTTATATTCTAGTACTAGATTAGGCATATTATTCCACCTTTAACTTTGCGCCATTTGGGAACGTCAACGTATTGTTATTTTCAAACGTTGCGATGCGTTGCCATTCAGTCATGCCCTTGGTATTTGTATCAAAACGAATAAAGGCCGCGTTACTGTTAGCAAAATAAAGCTGAGTACCTAATACGCGGTCTTGGCTTGTATACCACGGGAACATGGCGCCAATACCCCAATAAGCATTACCCCATATACGGTAGTTATTTAATTCACCGAATGTAAAGCCACTATAACCCGCCTTGTTGTTAGCAAGATAATCTAAATCAATCGGTTCATTGGAAAGGCCCGGAACCTTTAACGTACCCGTCATGGTATCGCCGGCCTTTTTAACGCACGTCGCAACGTTATCCGCCGTTGCAGCTGAATTGGCCCGCGTTGCGGTATCTGCGCTAACCGCATGCGTCGCGTTGGCTACTGTATCAGTTCTGCGATAATATGCACTATTCAATCCGTTTACCGTATCCGTGATTGTTTTTAGTGTACGGCTTGGGTTATTGGTAAAGTTAGCATCGCCAGCAATCTTTTTAATAGCTTCCGCCATTTGATTAAGAATATCTGTTAATGCGTATGCTTTACCGTCAACCGTACGCGTGCCAATTACTGCATCTGTTGCGGTGTTTACATTTGGATCATAATACTTGATTGACTTTACACGCGTTGCATCTGTAACGGCAATCGCTACCACCACGCGCAATATTTCTTTCCAGTATGTACCAGTATACACATACATTTTTTCATTTGTAGTATTGTAGTACATTTTATCCGTTGTCGCTGCTGGTGCATTTGGCTGGCGCATTGGTTCAAGCGTTGTACTGCCATAGGTTAGGCCGCCAGATGCGGAGCGCTCAACGTATAAGTACGACGTATTGTTGGCCGGTAGGCTCCATGCACTTTGTTTACGGTTAATCGTTTGGGTATAATCAACCGCGCCGTAATCGTTGAAACCGTCGGCGAATGATAACAATACAGGCGTTTGACTACCGTCAATCATTACGCTTAGGTTATCACCGGTTAAGAATGAGAATTCACCATTGCTTACTTTACCACTCAACACCCTGTTACGTAGGCCGCCAGTACCACCACCGCCACCGGTACCACCGCCGCCGGCTTTTAGTTCCATTTGCTGCGCAACGTTCAATAATTCATCGCGGTTTTTCTTAATACTGTCTTGTACAGTATCGCCCTGTGGCGTTATATCCAAAGGGTATTTTTCTTTATATGCCATGTTTAAACCTCTTCATACGTATAATCTAACTGGCGTAACGAAATAGCGCCCTTTTGAACATTGATTTTAAATTGTACATTACGATTTGCACCGCCGCCAATTTTATACGCCTTAGTGTATTCATTTACATTCATTAATGTTTTGGCTTCGTATAGCTTTTCATTCGCATAGTATGTTTTTGTTGCCTTGCTTGAAAAGTTAATTGGCTTAGGCTTCTTATTTGATATGCCAATAGTTCCATGACCGGGAATAAGATTATGCGTTACAAAATTATAGTTCATAATCAACACAAATTGACGGGTTGCCAATCTGTTGCCGCTTATAATTGACGTTTGGATTTGTTTCGTATCGTCGGTATCTATTGTTTCATCAAGAATACCAATCTTATTGCCGTATGCTATGTATACTTCTTTATCCATATTCACCGCCGCATTGATGCCATGCGTGAATTTTCTTGATGTGAAAACGCCCCTTCCGTCTTCATATCGTGGCAAGTAGTGATATATAAATACCGTTTCTCCGTTATATGGTTTTATCCAAATTTGCTTTCTACTGGATATGTGCCATACTTCGCAATCTTTCGTTATGTACTTCAATAGATAAGAGTTGATATTTAAACCAGTTTCAAACGGTTGTATTTCTGCATAGGTATTTGTAGGCATGAAAGACATGAACCCTTGATTGCCTAAATAGTAACTACGATCATCAACGCTTACCGTTGCACCACTACAATAACCGGTAGAGGATAACGGATATACAGTTAAATTCTGTGCATCTGGCGTGCCAATGACTTGATACACGCGCCCGTATTCTTTGTATACGATAATTGCACGTGATAAGAAATCAACTGCAATGATGCTGCCTTGGTCTTTATACCCTACGTCTACATACTGCGCGCTTGATGCATCGTTGCTGATATGGTTCCATGCGTTGTAGTCGCCAACTGCCGACCAATTCAACCTATGCGAATGAGTCGATGCAATCAGTACACGCCCGGAATGGCTTGATACTATATCACATGCCGGACTTTCAATAGTGGATAACTTACCAGCACCAGAAATGGCTTGCAATTTATCACCGCTGGCAATGAGAATATCACCACCAAATGCATGATATTTTGGCCGTTCGGTACCATTTAATGTGCCTAATAGTTTGTTACTACTGAAATCTGTTTCATACAAATTTCGGCCACTAGAAAAGTACCACTTATTACGGTACACATCATGATATAGCGTTTCTACTGGTAGTCCAAAATCATACAATACACGAATACCCGGAACGGTGCGGAGTGCATTATCTGTTCTATCGAATTCGCACTGTTGCGCCTGTGTTAGCGCTTGCACGTCGATATTTTCCGGCGGGTTGCTCCAATCAAGGCCCAGCCGGAACCCGTTTGTAGTTGCCACCTGTTTAACGCCCATTATGCTATACCTCTTGCCGCCTTAATCTGTTCCGTTATGTAGTCAATGAATTGTTTATCATATGCAGCGTAATCCGTCATAAGCGACTTCTTTTTAACCATGAAAGATATAAGCTGCACTAAATACTGATGAAAGAATTCAGAAAACGGAATAGTATCGTCTAATTCGTCTACGTGATTTTTACGCACGCTATAAAATACTTGATTGACTGTTTCCCCGTCGTACGTTTCAAATGTTCCGTTTATGATGCGGATAGGATAACCGCTTTTAGGAACAAACCCCATAAAATCTGACGGAACCGCTTTCAAATTTGGTATATCGGTATTCTTAACCACTTCGCGGTCTTTAATGCTAACTAGAATAGTAGTTAGCCAGTCAATGGCTGCGTTAATGTATTGGATATATTCCAACTGTTCATCTAATATTTCGTTAGACTCTACATTAACCAGCGTAATCAATTCGCTTACTACCATAATTCCAGTACCCTTCCGCTATTACGCTTTCATTATTACCTAAGCCGTCATTAATAGATTGCAACGCATTAACCATATTCGCCGTTACGCCGGAAATATCAAGGTTCATAACCCTATATACGATGTAATCAACTAATAACGTTTCTAATTCTGCCGGTAGTCCGCTTTCATCTTCCAGCTTCTTATATCCAGCAGTCATTATATAATCAACGGTTATTTTCTGCTCATGATCTGCATCAAATACTATCGTTTGTAAATTCAATACATGATAGGCCTGTACGTCCGCATCATCGGCTTTAACATTTAA